GTGGATGAACTGTATGCTGTTCTTTAACACGTTCTTAGGATTGGTTGCACTTATCATCTCAGGATTGATAGGTGCGGCCCTTGCCTTCCTACTGCTGAACTTGGGGTTGCCTGATGAAGAGTAAATACTCAGACGAGGTCTTAATGAAACTCGCAGATGGTGAACTCAATGATAGTGACCTTGCAATGAGGATAATAAGTGACATAGTTGATGGAGACACAGAGTTGGAATCTCGACTTGAGGTCTTCACCAAGACTCGCAACACTTTATTAACTGCCTTCCTGCACCATGATAAAGATTGAACTTAATATTTGTGAACAAAAATTGGCGAATTACATTGCTAAAGGTCGAGAAGAAAACAATACTCGTAAGGGATTTAAGGAGCGAAAGCAAGATGCTAAGAGGAGTAGTAGGGATATAAACTTAGAAGGTGTCTGTGGTGAGATAGCCGCATGTAAAGCCTTTGACAGGTATCCTGATACTGAATTCAACGTGGACTCTCCACCTAAACACGACATGATGTCTCCACTTGGCTTTACTGTGGATGTAAAAACAGCAGAGAAAGGTAAAGAATTTTGGTCAGCCGCTGAGTGGAAAAATGTTGGGGACGTAGAAAGATATTTGTTTGTAAGAGGAAGATGTCCTGAGTATGAGATTTGTGGTTGGGCAAGACCTGAAGAATTTATTAACCCTCGCAATGTAAGTGACGTTGGGAATGGAAAATTTTATAAGATCAGCATGGATGCGATAAGCACTCTACATAAAGGAGATGATTTCTAATGAAAAAATGGATGAAATGGTTAGTCTTTTTTTACACAGTTGGATTTGCAATAGAGGTCTATGCAATTTGTTACATTGCACTATGGCTCTATGGCTTCCAAAAGGTGATGATGTAATGGCTAAGATACACACAAAGACCTATCTTTTAGATAACGATAGAAGGGTCACAGTCAAGCAGGTTTCTGAGAAGGTCGGTATCAGTCCATCAGCCGCTCGTAACAGACTAGATAAACACACAGACCCTGACAAGATATATGCACCCTATTCGTCCAATGGTGGCTACCCCAAAAAGAAGGCTAAAACTATTGAGAAGAAAAAACCCTATCAAGATCCTATGTTTATTTTAGCTTTGAGGGCTATAGGCTTTCAGAAAAAGTGAAGGTTCGACCTATCATTTAATCCTGTCCTTCAACCACTTCCATATCCTCTTAAAGAACCCTAACTGTATCGGAATTGGCTTCTTAGGGGTTACTTTAGGGGTTACTTTTTTCTTAGTCTTGGTCATCCTTAATCCTCCTTATTTCTTAGCTAATTGTGCACCAAAATAGAACTCGATTATCATTGATGCCCATGCAAAGACTTCATCAAATTTCATTACTGCACCTGCTTGTACCTTAACATACTCAATAGTATCTGGCACAAATGTAATACCCATCAAGCTAAAGCCTTCTATATTTGTAGGTATGATTGTTGGAAGGTTCAATAGTGGTGGTGCTACTTGAGTGAATATTATCAGAGCAAGTATCACAAGGATAATAACCCTTCTGTTCATTGCCGCCATAGGTGACTCGTTCTTAGCCATCTCTCTAGCATCGTTAATTGATTTATCTTTAGCTGCGAACTGTTCCATCATCAGCTTTTGATTCTCTGATGCTGCGTGTTGTTTCAGAGCAAACAGTTTAGCCACAAAGCCAAGAGCTATTGGTGCTATGTTTGTGAATAATGCCATCATAACAGTTTCATAAGTAGGTCACCTATTCCAAAGTCAACACCTACCATCAAAGCAAAGCCAATAAGTAAGCCTTTAAACCCTGAGATAACTTTGATGTTCATGTTTTTAATCTCACGAACCGATTTGAATAAATCCTCAATCTGAGAGTCTTGCTTATCTAATTGAATCTGCATCCTTTGTTGTTGTGTAGTCATCAATAATCTCCTATTCTATCAGTTACTTAGTGGATTGTCTAATGACTGCTGTATGCGTTTCATTAAATCCTCTTTAGTTTTCTCAACCTTTATCTCAAATCTGTCTAGTTTAGTATCGTAATTTGTTAGCTTAGTATCTACTGATTGGAGCTTAATGTCAACCTTAGACTCTAAATTCCATTGTGAGTTTCTGAGGTCTGTCATATCTTTCTTGAGTTCTATCTTAATTGCATTAGCGTGTTCTTCGATTCTAAGTACCTCAGAGGAAGTCTTTGCCATTTGTCCTGCAATAGCGTCTAAGTCCAAATTTGCGATTCCTTCCACTTTTTGATACATTAAGAACCCTCCATAGAGTGAACCAACAATCGTGGATAAGAGAGCAAATGTACCCACTAATTGAGTGTATGTGAACCTAAGACCTCCTAGTTTGAGTCTTTTATCGACCAAACCCTCGATTTCTGCTACCTTTTCTCCTAAATCAGTTGTCAAATCCATCTCCCTGTTGCATTGCTTTTAACAGCTCTATTTCTTGACGTAGTTTTTCAACCTCTAATCTACGCCTCTGAAGCTCAAGTTGATAGAGCGTATTACAGTTAATACGTTCTTTTGGAGCATCGAGTGGTATGGTTATACGTGCATACACTCCAAGTTGTTTTGTTTGAGGATTGTTTGGGTCTTCCGTTCCAATCAGAGGTGTTACAGCATTGTTCACAATCCCTGTTAAACCTATCTCAAAATTTGTTGAACCACCTATAGAGTTTTTACAATCCAAATCTCCTGCCTTAATGCTATCAGTTCCATAACTAGAACCTACACTTGGCAATGCTAAATTAAGTGATGTATTGTCAGCCATAACCTGTGAACAAGATAATACTATAAACAAAAATGCTACTTGAATTTTGAACATATTCTCGTAGCTAACAATGGTTTATTATCATCATTACTCCTTAACTTAGATAAAGAGCAGATGTATACAGCTTTTTTTATGCTCTCCTCATTAATGTACACATCGAATTGTACATGACTCAAATACTCCACCTTCAATATCGAATACAATGTTACAAAGGGGATAGGTTTAAAATCCTTATCAAATACCCCTACCTCATAATATCCTACGTCCTGCCTTGAGTTCCACAAGTTCATAGTGGTTTTCTGTATTCCATCCATCGCAGTTCTTTTCCACGTTGGATACGTTGGTGTCATCTCATGGCTAAATACTGTGTAATTAAACAGTAATAAACATAACGCTACTGAGCCACGCATTCTACTAAAACTATAGCTCTGTAAGAACCACTTGGGAAGGCTTTATTCTGTCCACCACCATAAGTTGCAACTGAAGTTATCTCAAACCAAGTAGTTCCTGCAACTGTCAAAGCATACTGTCGCAATGGTGCAACGAAGGTTGAGGCTGCTTGATAGCCACTCATGCTAGAAGATGATGTTTGCTCTACTGTAACAGCACCTGTCCACGCTACAGTATCACTTAAACTAGGACTTGAGCTAAAAGACGTTGGATAACTTATTTGTGCAAAGTAAGCGTTAGCTAACGATACATCAATACGCACATTAGGTTTTTGTCCACCATCAGCAGCAGTTGTATTCAAAGTATACGCATTTGGGTTGCCATATCTACCCGGTGTATCTGTATTGATTATACATCGAGATTGAACTTCGCCTGTAATATCGATATTGTCTGCTAATATTGGAGTTGCACCAAATATTAGACTAATTACTATTGGGATTATTTTTTTCATTTGTATTGCTCCTCTATCATTTCATTCATTTTCGCATCTTGTGATAAGTTCCTTAATGCTCTTCTATTATCCACGATTGTTCCACCTTTCAATGATACAGATTCAGGGTAATAGCTATCAGGTATTATAGCCACATAATAACTTGTTACGTTTGTAGCTAGGTTTATGGTTGCCATAAGAGCTGATTGGGATATGCCATCTGCAATAGCTAAAGCGTTTTCAGTAGTTGCCATAAGCAATTCCATTTCCTCTTCATCTTCCTCCTCTTCCTCCTCTTCTTTCGACTCCTCCTCTTCAAGTAATTCTCTGTCTGTTTCTTTTTGTGCTAATTTAACTGCCTCGTCTTGCAAGGCATCATAATCAGGGAGGTCAGGTAATTTAGGTGGTGGAGGTTTTTTATAACCCGGACAGTTGGGGTCGCTCTGTGGGTCAAAACATGCGTCAAACCTGTAAATGTACACAACTGAAGCATCTTCAAGAGTGCCTGTACCTGTCGTTCTTATTCTACCATCACCAAATACAGCTATTGGAGTGTACGCAAGAGGAATAACTTTTTTGATTCTTATAGGATACTTCTGTGACCAATCTTCTGTGTCCTGAAAGACAAAGCCACCACCAACCTTGTCATTTTCTACAGTCACAACAAAGTCATCTTCAAGCAATTTTATAGGGTTATAGGTGTATATAACCCCTGATATATCCATACCTCCTATACCATGTGAGCCTAAATACTGAGGAGTCATGCTCCACTCTAAGCCATTGATTGCCGCATTTGGTGTATATCCGAATGTGAAGTTTGCGTGTGTGCTAGAAAAGCACCAAAGCAGAAGCAACAGCACCCATGATTTTGAGGGCATCATCTCTTTTCTCCTGTGCAGATTTCTCGTGTTCTCTAGTTGGTACTGGTATATCCTCGGTGTGTGTTTCCCATGCTCTTGCAGCTTCATCCCCTATTAAACCCATATACGGACATGGTGTTCCTGCCATCATCATTGCTCGGTGGATTTCTCCAGAAGGGTCAGAACAGAGAAGACTAACTGCTGCTACTTTCATACCAAAATCGTACAATGTTTTAGCGTTCTTTAATCTGAGACAGTTTTCCTCTGTATAGGTAGCACCTAAAGATAGTGAAAAAATCTGCGTACCCATTGCACCACTAGAAGAAATAGTACAAAGGTCTGTATTATTACCACCCACGTTTGGTGAGATAGCTGAAGGTGGTGGAGACTTTACTGTGGTTTCGTTTGTGCCATTTGTTGTTACTGTAGATGTGGTATTTTGTGTTATTACGCTTTCATCTACTGCCATTACTGGAAATACAAAAACAATCCAGAAAGCTATTACTATAAAACCTGCTATTACGTTGTTGCGTAATCTATTGCTCATTCTTCACTTCTTCCAT